TACCACAAGCACTACAGCAATGACGGGTGGAGCAACTAATCCAGTATTAACAAACTTATTTGATTCTATCACAGATAAAAGATATACCTCAATTGTATATCCAGAATCTTGGGGAACTTCAACACTAACGAATTTCTTAGAGCCTAGATTTAATGTTGATGATAATGTCTTAGATGGTGTAGGTATTGTATCTAAAAAAGATACTTTTGCCAACTTAAATACTGCCTTAGATGGTTTAAATTTAAGAACATTAGCTTATATACCTAACAAGCTAAATGACGATTCAGATTATAGGGGTGGTGGTATATTTGAAAGTTCAATAGTTATTTCAGCTAGAAAAGCGGCAGAAAGAGAATTAAGACTTACAGTTGGATCTAATACTTCTTCAATAGTAACTAATGGACAAGGTACAGGTGGATCATTCTTTTCATCAATTCCTTATGCAAACACTCCTGATACTGGTTTACCAGTTATTACGACAGGAAAAGGATTTACAGATGCAGAGGCTCTAGAGTTGAGAAATAGTGGGGGGTGGTTACTAAGAAACAACCCTAACAATACTATTTTAATATCTGGTGAAGCGGTAACAACTTATAAAACAGATGTTTTGGCTAACCCTGATAATACTTTTAAATTTTTAAACTTTGTAGATACTCTATCTATTACTAGAGAATACATTTTTAATAATGCAAAGGCTGATTTTACTCAAAGAGTTTTAACTAATGGTAATGTAGTTGCTGGATCTGCTCAAGTAAATGCTCAAATGATTACGACCCAGTTTATGACTTACTACGGCACTTTAAGCGGCATGGATGGAAGTACTGAATACTTAACTTTAATCAATAGTGAAGAAGCTAGAAAGGCTTATAAAGCAGAGATTGAAAATAGTATTAGTATTAATTTATCTACTGGCACGGTAACTGTTGATCAAATAGCTAATATAGTATCTCAACTAAGAAACTTAATAATTAACATAACCCCAACTTTTGAATAATGGCAAACGATAAAATACAGGTAGCAATAGACGGTAATGTAGTCCCTTATGAGGGAAATGTTACCTACTCTTTAGGTAAAGAGACTATAACTTTCAATCCACAAACTAACGGGAAGATAGTTAAAACAAAAGATATATCTACAGCTATCGGAATGGTAACAATTCCATCTAGAGCTACAAAATCTAATGTAGATTTTTTTAGAAACCTTGAAGGATCTGAGCACGTTATTCAAATTGGTGATATATCATTCTCAGGAATGGAATTTGAAGTTTTTCCAGATATACAAGATTTGGAGGTCGTAGATTTTGTTTTCAAAGGTAACCCAGCTATATAATGAAAGATTTTTTTGAGTTTAAATTATCGTCTTCAATAAATACTTCTGTAGGTAGTGAGTTAAAAGATTTAGATACTATTTATTTAAAATGTTTTAATATCGCAGACCACCGTAACGCCACTATTTTATTGAGAAATCAATATAAAAGAATGGTTATTGATGTTTTGCCAGACCTTGAAAAATTACCTAAGCCTAAAAATCAAGAATCGTCAGGAGAGCAAAAAGCAGAAGATATAAAAGAATTGTTTTCAATATTTGATGGGGATAAGTTTATTACATTTTTAGATAAGTTTATTGAATTTTTTAAATTAGATATAGCTTTTAAAGATTCAGACTTAAAATATAAAATGATTAATATTGATATTAATAAAATTGACTCATTAGATCTGGAATTGTTAGTTGCTAAATATATAGAGGTTTTTTTTCTCTCGTCTTGGATGAAATAGATGAATCATCTTTAATTTGCAATTTAGCTCATTTTTATAAGGGGGCTGCTAGTTTTGAGTGGTTAGAAAATCAACCTATAACAAAATTAACAAGGATTAGTAAGGAGGCTAGCAAGATCAATAAAGCAACACAACCAAAAGAGAGATGAATTTTAAAACAAGCTACATATACGACTTAGTAGATAAAATAAGTCCATCTCTTCAAAAAATTAATGGCAATCTAAAAAAGACAACTAATCAAGTTGGAAAGACAGCCACAAGATCAGCAGCCCTATTTAGAAAATTCAATAACTCTTTAAAGCCTGTAAAAAACAATATAGACAAATTAAGAAAGTCTTTTAAGAGTTTTAATAGTGAAATTGGAACAAAACTTTCAGCTACATTTGCGGCTCTCACTTTCTTTTCTTTAAGAGGTTTTAATAAGCAGGCTCAAGCTCTTGAAGCGGTTAAAGTTGGTTTAGAGTCGACCAATGGTGCAGCAAAACTAACTTTTGACACTCTTAGAAAGGAGGCTATAAGATTACAGAAAGAAACTTTATTCGGAGATGAAGAGATTTTAACTGGTGCAACCGCTCAATTATTAACATTTACAAATATCGCTGGTAATGAGTTTTTAAGAACTCAGCAGACAATATTAGACGTTGCCTCAAGATTATCTTTAGCAAGCGGTGGTGCGGTTGATTTAACTTCTACGGCAATTCAGTTAGGTAAAGCATTAAATGATCCTGTAGCAAACTTAGGAGCGTTAGGCAGATCGGGTATACAATTTAGTAAAGAACAAAAAGAGATTATTAAGGGATTTGCAGAAACTAACCAACTAGCAAAGGCTCAAAGATTAATATTGGATGAGTTAGATAAACAATATGGAGGTACTGCTAAGGCTTTAGCAAGAGTTGGTACTGGGCCTATCAAGCAACTAGCAAACGCTTTTGGAGATTTAGCGGAGCAAATAGGTAAAGAGCAATTTAAAATCATAACGCCGCTTATCAAATCTTTAAAAAAAATGGCAGAAAGGTTTGATAATTTATCTCCTGCTATTAAAAAGGCTATAGCTATATTTTCATTAATAGCTATTACGGTCGCTCCGCTTGTTGTAATGTTAGGGGTATTAGCTGTAGCTATAAAGGCTATTATAATTCCTATTGGTGCATTAGGTGTAGCCCTAGCATTCTTAGCTTTAAATCCTGTAGGACTTGTAATAACTGCTATTGCAGGTCTTTTGATAGCTAGTAAAGACTTCAGAAGGGATTTTATAATCGTGTTTGAATATATAGCCCAAAAGGTAGGTCAAGTATTTAAATTTATTGGTAACCAGATAGACCATATGTCAAATAAATTAGCTAGCTTTTTAGAAAATCTAGGCTTCGATTTTGGAATAGGGACGGGTAAGGAGTTGGATAAAATATTGGCACAACAAAAAAAAGAATTAGCTTTTAAGGTTGAAAGAAGTCAGTCCGTAGATATTGGGGGAATGTTAGGAATAAATATAAATGCTCCCTCTGGATCAAGTGCTAACTTTACCCCATCAACCAACAGCCCCATAAATACAAGTGTTAATTTTACACAGGCAAATCCATTATTTTAATCAATGTTTAATATATCTAAACTAACAGAAGCAAGTTATAATAATGTTAAATTCTTATATCAATCATCTTCAATATCTGGGGGCAGGAAAAATGTAACTCATGAATTTCCAAACTCTGATAAAAGATTTGTTGAGGATTTAGGGGGGTTGAGAAAGGTTTATAATATTGAAGCTATTATTGACAATAGCGACAACAATAATCATAGAGATGCTTTTATATCTGCTTTAGATAGCAAAGTTAGTCTAGGCACGTTAATTCACCCAGAATACGGAGTTAAGAAAGTCAAGCCAATTAATTATACAATTAATAACGACAAACAGCAATTAGGCATAACCTCTTTTTCTATTGTTTTTGAAGAGGCAGATTTGCCAGTTGTAGGTAAGATAAGTAGTAACTCTAATTTTTTAAGCGGATTAAGAAATTTAGCTGGAAATAATGTAGCCAATAAACTTTCTTCGGCGTGGGAAGGTGCTACCAAGATAAAAGAGAATTTCGATACAGCTAATCAAATAATAGGTGATACAGGCAGGCAAATAGGCAGAGCGGCTAGCCTTGTAGCTGGTGCAGGTGATGGAGTTAATGATTTTGCAACTTCAATAAATGAAATAGTAAACAATACTCAATCATTGGTAAACTCTCCATCAATATTAGCCCAGAGGCTTAGTAACTCTTTTAATGCTTTAGAGGTAGCTTTTGACAACGCTCAAGACGTGTTTGATTCCGTTACCAGTCTTATAGGTTTTAAAAATGATGTAGCCACTAGTGGCTCTGGGAATACTAGAAAAAGTACCTTATCAAATCAAAGACTTATTAATAATCTAGTTTCAGTAAATGCAATTGCTATTGCTTACGATCAAGCTGGTAAGGTTAGTTATGGCAATCAAGATGATTTAAATAAAAACATAACTATTTTAGAAAATGCTTTTAAAAATTTATCTGGATTAGATAGAGATACTGTAGCAGAATTGCAAAAAATAAGGATTGAATTTCAAAAGATAACTAACAATTTGTCAATATCACTTCCAAAAGTTTCAAATTTTACTACAAATAAAATACCATTAAATGTTTTAACTTATCAATTATACGGGTCTTTAGATAAGAAAGAAGCTTTAAATAATTTAAATAATTTTAGAGATACTTCGGAAGTTAGCGGAATTATTAAAATATTAAGCAATGGATAATAAAATTTTTTATGAGATTAACGGAGTTAGATATGAAGGAGTAACATCTTTTCAAGCTACTAATTCAATGGTAGATTTTGGAAAGTCTTTTTCTATTTCTATAGTTGTTAATAGTGAAATAACCCCTTCATTAATTAACGTAAAAAGTCAAGATAAAATTAAAATATATATTGATAACACTTTAATTTTAACAGGATTTATAATAAGTAGAAATATAAGTTACGATTCATCATCTCATGTAATAACTTTTGAAGGTTCAGATAAGGCGACAGATTTAATAGATAGCGATATTATACAAAAGAGTTACAAAATTAGAAACTTTATTAAACTAGTTAGTCAAGTATTACAAGATAACGGATATAATTTAAAAGTTATAAACAAAGTTGCGGATATAAAATTACTGAATGAAAAAGAAGAAGTTAATACTGAGAACGGAGAAACTATAATTAATTTTTTATTTAGATATGCTCAAAAATTACAAGTATTATTAACCAGCGACAAAGACGGTAATATTATAATTACTAGAGAAGATGAGTTGGGAACTATTGGAAGTGTTATTAATGATTTAAACGGAGAAAACAATAATATTTTATCTGCCTCAATTAACGAAACTACAAAAGACAGGTTTAATATTGTAGAAGTATTTTCTCAAGATACTAATGACTTTCACACGGAACAAGCTTCAAATCAAAAAGGATCTTCTATTGATAACGAAGTGAGATCACCTAGAAGAAAAAGAATTGTTTTTTCAGACCCTACTACGTCAGATTTTTTAAATGAGTATGCTAAATGGTTTGTTAACGTTAAAAAAGCAAAAGGAAAAGTCTATAAAGTTAAGGTGCAAGGATACTATGGAGGTGCTGGTGAAGTTTGGACTCCTAACAACTTAATTCAAGTTAGAGATGTTTTTGCTGGACTTGATGGGGAATTTTTAATTCAAGATGTAACTTACTATAAATCACTTAACGGATCATTTACTGATATGGTTATTGTAGAAAAAGGATCTTTGTCTTTAAAGCCTAGCTTATCTGATTTAATTAGTAATAGCGGGTTGCTTTAAGCTTTCACTTTAGTTTGTCCTGCACTATTAATATTTACTGAATAAGTCCCTGCACTAGAGCCACTAGGTATAATTACATCCATGACAGCAGAATCATTCAAGACTAGACCTACGGCATCAGCCAGATCAATTTCTGGGGCATTTATAGTTACTTTAGTGGTAGCTGTAATATTTAAGTTATTAACAATCTCATTTAAATCTTGATTAGTAGTAATTTCAATATCTCCATTTTGTTTAAAAGTAATTTTGCTATTTTCAGAATCTGGATTTTTAATTTGCACTTCACCATCAAGCAAGTCAACAGGCTCAACAGGTACATTATAAGGAACTCCAAAAAGATTAGACTTACTACCTAAAGAGGAAAATAATAATATTTCACTAGTTTTATTTAACTTAGCTTTTGAATAGAAGCCGTAAGGATAGATAATTTGCACGTTATTTAATAATTGTCCGTTTACGGTGGTAACTTCTGCCTTATTATTAGTAGTAAATCTTTTTAAAAATCCTTTTGAAATCATTGTTTTTTTTCTATATTGACAAGCTACCTTAAATTCATTATCAATAAGTGTAATTAATTATTTTTTACTGTCAATATATAATGGCTCAAGATATAAAGCTTTTTCAAGATTCATATAATAATTGGGATATTGATTTTGAAAATGGTGACTTTGCTTTAACTCAAGGCTTAGATACTGCAATTTATATGAGTATATTTTGCGAAAAAAGAGCAGATAGCAAAGAAGTTGTAAATCCTATTTTAAGAAGGGGGCATTTTACTAATGAATTTTCAAGCGTAGAAAATTATGAGGTTGGTAGTAAATTATGGATGCATATAGATCAAGCTAGAAATACTAATCAAAATACTTCTTTAATAGAGGACTCTTTAAAAGATGGTTTAAAATGGTTAATAGATCAAGATATTATAAGTAGTATAAATATTGCTACTAGCTTTAAAGGGTCTAATTTAAAAGTTAATATAGATATTGTTGGTAAATCTCAAGAAGATACTACAAATTACAATTTATTAATTAATACTAACTAATGCCAATTGTAAGAGATACAATCACAGAAATAACAGACAGATCAATTAGCGATTTAGTATTAGCTATAAACTCTGGACAATCTGATGTATCTAAGCAAATTGATCCTACTATATTAAATAGTTATATAGGGGGGCTTGTGAAAGCCATATCGGGAGGTATCGACAGCAACAACGACCTAACAGAAAGAGTATTAAAAGAAATATTTATTCAAACGTCAGAAAAAGAATTTTTAGAAAGATGGGGAGTAATTTTTGGAATAACTAGGCAAGCAGCGGAAAAATCAACAGGTACATTATCTTTTACTGGATTATCTGGGGGATTAATTCCGTCAGGAACAATTTTAACTAGGTCAGATGGGGAAGGGTATGTAACAACTTCCTCAAGCACTATAACTAGTCAAACTATAAATATAGATTCAATAGTGCGAGTAGGAACTCTTGCTACAGTAACGACAACCTCTAACCATAACTTAGCAACTGGTCAATCTTTAAACTCAATACAAGGCTCAGATCAAGCGGACTACAATTTAACTAATGCTATTATATCTGTTATTAGTAATAATCAATTTACTTATCAAGTAGCCAATTCACCTACCACGCCAGCAACAGGAACTATAACAGCAACGGAGATTTATTCTTTTTCACCTATTCAAGCTCAAAATTTTGGGGTTATTCAAAATAGTGGCTCTGGATCTTCATTCACTTTGGTAACTCCTATTTTAAATGTAGATGATTTAGCTATCGCAACTTTTGATGGGATTACAGGCGGTTTAGACATAGAAAACGATGATAATTATAGAATTAGAATAATAGAAAGAACTTCAAATTTTACAGCTCCTTTCACCAATTCAGGATTAAAAGTTTTTATCAAACAATTTATCTCAGGAATTACCAGAATATGGGTAAATGATGCAACTCCTGCGGCTGGGTCGGTGGAGATTTATTTTGTAAATGATAATGATGCAAATATAATACCAACATCTCAACAAGTATTATCTGTAAAAACTCTTATTATAAGCGGGAATAATCTAACTAGCGGTATAAAACCTGCGGAAATGCCAGATTCTAGCGTCTATGTTTTAGCTCCTACAAGCGTTCCAGTAGATTTTACTTTTACTAGCTTATCACCTAATACTATTGAAATGCAAAACGCGATAACTAATTCATTGAATGATTTTTTTAGATCAGATCAAGTTGTATTAAGTCAAGATGTATTAGAAAATGAATATACCAACGCAATATTTAATACCTTAGATAGCAACGGTAACGTACCAGCTTTTATATTGTCTATTCCATCAGGTGATATTTCTATTAACAGCGGAGAGTTAGCGACTCTTGGCACTATCACTTTTAATTAGATGTATATAGTAGAGCCAAAAACACAGAGCGAGCAATCAGAAATTTTATCTCAATATATAAGAGATGATAGGTTGCACGCTGCTAAAAATAAAGAAGGGTCTAATTTAAAAAAAGTCTTGCTTGGTCTTGCTAATGAATTTGTTAGATTTAAAGATAATGCAAATTTTATTTATAACGAGTATGACCCAAGATATACAACTAGTTTAATTTCAGACTGGGAGGCTCAAGTTGGAATACCTGATGATTGCTTTACAAATACTGGAACTATAGAAGAAAGGCGATCTAATGTTATGCTAAAATTAACAGGCATTAACGCCACTACTTCAGAGCAATTTAAAAATATAGCTTCTGTTTTGGGATTTAATATTAATGTAAAAACTGGGGTTGAAGAAAATACTATTCCAGTAACTCTACCCTTCTTTTTATTAGCTGAGGCGGAGCAACCTTTTACTATTGTAATAGAGTTTGTAGGGGTTGAAGAGCCTCCTACAATACCTAAGACCATACCTTTTACGATAGGTAGCTCAAAATCAGAATTGATAAGGTGCTTATTTGAAAAAATAAAACCTGCACACACAAAAATTTTATTTAAATATATATAACTATGGCAAAATTTGACGATGGAGTAAATAATGTAACGGTATTCGATGCCGATAAACTCAACAATATAAACAGAGCTTTAAAAGATAATATAGAGTCTTCAGGACAAACTGTTGATGCTAGTAATACTCAATCATCTAAGGCTTTAGCAAATTATGTAGGTTCTGCAAATTTCTATACAGATTCAGGCGTTGCGGATGCTTATGTATTATCAACAACAGGATCTTTTAAAGCTCCTACAGCTCTTGTAGATGGTTTAGAGATTAGGTTTAGAACTTCAAACCCAAATAGCGGAGCATCTACCATTAATGTATCAGGATTAGGAGTTGTAAATATAAAATTAGGAGATGGAACTTCTGATATTCCAAGCGGATTTATTACTAGCGGATCAGATGTTAAATTAAGATATGATGCTTCAAATACCGCTTTTATTCCATCTAATTACGGCAGTATGGAGGATGTATTGGTAAATGGAAAGTTAAATACACAGCCTAATTCAGCAACCATTTCTTCAGGAGCTATTACCTATACTGGTGCTTATATGGTGGTAGATACAGAAGGAGCAGCAGCTAGTGATGATTTAGTTACAATTAGTGGGGGTGTTAATGGTGATAGATTGACACTAAGAACACTAAATAACGGTAGAGATGTTGTCTTAAAACACTCTACAGGTAATATTTTTAATATAAGAGGGGATGATATTGTTGTCGGCAATACAGGAGATGTAATTGAATTAATATACAACGGAACTTTTTGGGTGGTTTCCAGTAATTATAAATATACTGATTTCCTAAACTCCAAATCAACCAACGGCTATACATATCTACCTAATGGCTTGATATTTCAATGGGGTACTTATTCTAGTGGTTCTCATGGTCCAACAATTAGCCTTCCTATTACATTCCCTAACACTATAACAGGATTAACGGCGACGCCAACAGCCACTTCATCAGGAGTGATGTGCGTAACATCAGCTGTTAGTGCATCTTCTTTTGTTGCCAAACAGATAAGACACGATGATGTCACACAGACAACCAATTTCAAGTGGATAGCAATCGGATATTAATTTAAATAAAAAAATAATGATAAAAGTAAAATATAATCCAGAAACAACCTTAGTAAATGGATATTTTCCTGCTAATATTAATTATCCATCAATAACTATTGATGATGTAAATAAAACTATAACGGATCAATCGGGCATATTTCCATATATAGAAATTACAAAAGAACAACACGAGGAAGGAATGGGTAAAAATATGGTTGTTGTTAATGGTAATTATCAAGAATATGTAAAAACTAGTGCAGAATTATTGCAAAATGCTAAAGATAATAAAATTGCAGAAATACAAACAGCTAAAGAAATAGACTTATATTTAAATGTTGGTTATAACAATAAAGATTTTATATCTAGTGAAAAAGCAGTAAATAATATGACTGGGGCAATAATATTAAATCAAGATAGTTATAATTGGTTAGATGCCAACGGCAATCCAAATATTATGACAGTAAATGATCTAAAAGGATTAGTAGGGATAATTGCCACGCAAAGAAGCTTGATCTATAATAAAGAAGCTTTAAAAATAAAGGCAGTAAATGACGCACAAACGATAGAAGATATTAATAATATAAACTGGGAAAGCGATTTGGATTTAGGTTTAGATTTAAAAACTGAAACAACGATAGAATCTATCTAGCTATGTCTTTATTAAAAAGTCTATTAGTTACAGGAGTTTCAGCACAGAAACTAATAAAATCATTTGATACATATAACGATTTACCAAATGCGGCTATAAATAATGGTAAAATATATATAGTAGAATTAGACCAAGGCATTCGCTTTATCAATAAAAAATATGCAGGTTTATATAGAAGTGATGGTGTAAATTGGTCAAGGTTGGCAGATTTAACAAATATGTTAAAATCAAATGATGTAATCAATAACTTAGTTTCAACTGACATAGACAAACCATTATCAGCTAACCAAGGCAAATTACTACAAGATACAAAAATAGCAAATGTAATTGAAGACACAACTCCGCAATTAGGAGGTGATTTAGATATAAATTCTAATAATATTACAGGCACAGGTAATATAAACATAAACGGAGAAATAGAGGCAACAACATTAATAGGAGATTTAAGGGGAGCTACAGAATTTCAAGCAAAAGCAGGGGAAGACATAACTAAGGGCGACCCTTTGTATATATCAACTTTTGATGTATCAGGCAACAAACCAATTGTAGGAATAGCAGATGCAGACGATTCAAATAAGATGCCGTGTTTTGGATTGGCAAAAGATACAGTTTCTAATAATGGCAATATAAATGTAGTTACTTTTGGAACATTAAAAGGACTAGATACAAGCAGTTTTACTCTTGGAGATATTTTGTATATCTCAACTTCTGGAACTTTAACAGATATAAAACCAACAGGAGAAAGTGCAAAAATACAAAATATTGGTAAGGTACAAAGGGTTCACGCCTCTAACGGATCAATAAAAGTAGGTGGAGCAGGAAGAACAAATGATGTTCCTAATTTAAATTTAGGTAATGTATTTATAGGAGATTCA